CCCAATCAGATGTGATCGATCAGGAGACTGGTCGTATTCTAATCAAGAAGGGCGACTTCGCCATTCAGTGTAAGGGGATCCCCCTCGACCCTGTCCAGCATATCGTACAGATAACAGAAAGAGCAGGGGTGAGGGATGAGCTTACTGATGGCGACATTGCTGCTATGGCGGAGGTTCGTGACCCGGTTCTCTGGGCTCACGAGAACGTGACCACTCTATCTGAAGAGACTGGCGAGAGAGGGCCCTGGGTTCCTCAGGGTGCTGCCACTCACAATATAGTTGCATATGGGCTAGACCCCAGTTCGGCATATTATCAGGAGCTAATGGTCAAGTGCACGGCCAGACGTCAAGTCCTAAGACTTGGTAGACGTTCTGGTAAGTCCTGGACGATTACAATCAAGGCTCTTCACAAGATGGTCACCAACAAGGGCTACCGTGTAATGGTGATCACTCCGGCACAGGCGCAGCTAGATCTTATCTTTGATAGAGTGGATGACTTCATTGAAAGTTCCCCATCTCTCAAGGCAAGCAAAGAGACCTACAGGAAGACTCCTCAGCGGTATATCGAACTTACAAATGGCTCATTCATGATTGGCTTCGTGAGTGGTAATGATGGTATGCGCGGCCAAGCTGCTGACATGATCATCATTGACGAGGCCGACTACCTGGACACAGACGACCTCTCCGCTATCACCGCAATCCTTACAGAGCACAAGAATACAATCTTAATTGTAGCCTCGACACCGACCGGTAAAAGAGAACAGTTCTACAAATGGGATCATGACCCAATGTTCAGATCCTTCCACTTCCCATCTATGTGTCGTCCAAATTGGGACGAGAGCATGGAAATGGAGATGAAGAAGGAGAACCCAGGCGTAAAGTACATCCATGAAATCTTGAGTGATTATGGCGAAATTGCAGATGGTGTATTCCAGCACAGCCATATTGATAGAGCATTGACCTATGGAAATTATATCTATGCAGATAGTGAGCCAAGGGATGGATGTATTTATTGTATCGGCATTGACTGGAACCCTGTTCACGGTACTGAGATAGTAGTTGTTGAGACAGATCCAAGACCAAAGAAGCCACAATATAAAGTTGTTGATTGCGGCCAGGTATTCCGTGAAGGAAACACACAGATTCAGGCTATCAACGAAATAATTAGGCTGAACAGAAAGTGGCATCCAGAATTCATCTACGTTGACAGAGGTGCTGGCAGCGTACAGATCGAACTACTCCAGGAGCTTGGCAGCCAGGCTGAACCAAATACCGCAGACAAACGCCTCGAAACAATAGTCAAAGCGATTGACTTCGGTAGCAAGATCGATATGCGTCACCCTGTTGATGGCACTATCTATAAGGAATATGCAAAGCCCGCAGTCGTGGAGAATGCAATTCGTTACCTTGAAGCTGATCAAGTGATCATATCCAAGTATGATAACAACTTAATACGTGCCCTACGTGGTTATATCGTTGACAAGATCAGCGCTAATGGGCGTCCAGTATATAAGATGGTTAACGATGACATTGAGGACCACCGTCTAGATGCATGGATGCTGGCAATGTTCGCATTCACAATGGAATTCTCGAAGCTAGGCAATCCACAGATTGTACCAACAGTAAGCTTTACCGGAATGTTTGGGGACGCTGTCAAACAGGTCTCGGCACATATCTCTGTCCCTATTGACGAGAATAAACCAACGTCTCGTGTGTCGAAGATGAAAGAGCCGGCGAAGATCGACAGAAAAGAACTTGCAAGAGAGAAAGAGTTGAATTATTTACCTTCTCATACTATTATCGAGTCCACATGGGAAGACGGCCAGCGTATAAGTCGTAAAATTCACGACCACACTGAAAATCCAACACGTAGATTCATAGATAGAGATAATGGAATTTCGACAAGAGGACGCGCGCCAATCAAACGGAGTATGTTTAGGTAATGATCAATATCTATAAGTTAAATGACAGCTCAGGAACCTTCGAGCTAATATCAAGCGACGATTTCGAGAACCCCGCCACATTCAACGTCTCCCCTGGTGGGAATGCGCTAACGAAGAAGTTCTTTATCCGTAACGACGATGAAACAAAGTTCTACACGGGCCTCATCCTCAAGCCGTCCGTGAGCGGTGCTCCAATCAGCGGAATGTCCTTGAAGGTTAAGCTATTGTCAGGAGACAAAGCTCCATCAGAGACTCGCTGGGCTGCTGTTGCAGCAAATGGTTCATTATCTGAATTGGATCCTGGAGTTGCTGCTGTCCTGCAGTCTCCTCTAGAAGGGGGCGCTATAGATACTAGACTCCCAAATTTAGGGACCGCTGATGTTCCTGATACTAAGTACTATCCATTTTGGATCAGAGTAGAAGCAGCCAAAGGTTCTCCGGTCGGAGCAGTAACTTGTGGACTCACCCTCACCTATACAGAGGGTCTCGTAAATGACTAAGACATTCGATATGCTGATCGTTGTTGCTCCCAAAAAGGAGGCCAAGCCTCTTAGTGGAGTCGACAGAGAAGCTCTATTTAAGAAGCCAGACGTTACAGATCGTCGGTCAAGAGTCGCTGGTTCTGTTCCTCGTGCAGAGTTGATTGACAAGAAAGAAGAGCCATTAACTCTCTCTCTTGAAGACATCTCGACCGGATACACAGAACTAATAGCCAAAGCTGATGACCTACTCGCTCTCTTGAGTAATCGAGTAGGCGAACTGACTTATGAGTTTTCTCCTTCAGATCAACCAGCTCTCTCAGAAGCGGTTGCAGAAACATTCAAAGGAGAGCACCGTCGCATCAGCTATCAAATGTATTTGCAAGCATTAAAGCTAGACAAAGATTTGGCAATCGCCATTGGGGAACAGTCACATGGCCTTAGATAATCTAAGCGCACTCCTGAATAGACCGGCAGCTGCTGTCGTAATGGAACAAATGAGAAAGCTCTATATGCGCTTGTATCCGTATATGGTTACAGACTTTGCTCATACAGGGGATGTCAATAAGTCTCTCGCCCAGTTAGACGCCAAGATCGATGCTCTCGCAAAGCTGATGAGCTCTCATATCCACCCAGTTCCACCAAGCGGACCATCTACGAGCGTGGCTGCCGTAACGATCCCGGCCATGCCCCCAACAGTAATGACAAATGATGTGGCGTTGGCTTTGGTTGTTCTTCCAGGAGTGCCTCAGCCAACAGGAGAGGCGACCCCAGCAATCCTTCCATCCAGAGTAGGCCCACCAACAGAGATCGTCGCCATTCCACCCTTAAGCCCAGCTGATATTACAGGGACCGGCATCGTATAATGAATATTGATTACGCCTTAGCCCGCAGGAAAGATCTGCAGCTAATCATAAAATCTTATGAAGAGTTCTTAAGGGCCCAGTTGCTTAAGAGCTCTAACCGAGTAAAGGTCGCTGAGGCCCTAAGTACGAAGGACATCATTCGCACAATAGCAATGTCTGAAGTCTCCAAGTCCAGGGTAGACAGAATCATCAGCCCAAACACAGGCGCGCCAGCACTAGGCACCACCTCACAGCCCCTGATCCGTGAAGCATCTTCACTAGGAGCTGGCCTTCAGCCGTTAGAAGGTACGTCTTCTGATCGAAGCGAGAATGATCGTCTATTCAAGGACCTTTCAGAATGTATCCCATGCAATATGAAATGGTCCTTGGGCGATTTTGACTGGGACCGTCTAAAAGAGATATTGATGGCCGACCTAAAGGCCCGCCTAGGATTCTTAGATGGTCTTGAAGATCTATTTAAGGGGAACCCAGTACTTGATGAGCTTTGTCGGCTCTTACATGCCTTTAGAGACCTCTGTCCACAAGATTTGTTAGTTCTGATTGGTATCCTCACGGCCTTTATCGAGCGAGTCCTAGAGTCGATCAACTTCAATCTGATGTCTGCTTTGAATGATATTCTAAGCAGTCTTTTGCGTCCATACATCGGGGGCTTAGAAGACTTCCTCAATATGTACTTGCAGTTCATATTGGACCAAGTAGATTGTATCTTGAATAGCATCGAGAACTCGGCCAGAAGCCTCAGCGGCCTCAGCATCTCTAATGATCATGGCCCAAAGGCACTTCACTTTAATAAGAAGCTAACTTCTGATAGGGTCGATGCCGAGCTAAACGATATTGCACAGAATGCCCATCGTGCAAATGTAGAGATTCATGATTTTGCCAAGCAACTTAGTACTCCTGGCGAAGATATTGTAAGTTACATACGTTCTGTTGGCCAAGAGGCCATAGATTGGATCGAGCTAAAGCTTACTAAGGTTCAAGATGCTCTAATCGATCTCTTGGGCGGTGAATGGTTAATCACTCAAGATAATATAAGTTGGTACGATCAGATCAAGGCCGTCGCCACCATAATTGATATTTGCGAGGTAATTGTAAAGCTCGGAACTCAAGAAGAACTATGCACAGAAGAGAATGTGCGTCAAATTGTTGACCAACTCAATAGCCGTTCCCCAAATGGAACTACAATCGCCATTGATGGAGTCCTTAGCGGCCAGCCAAGAGGTAGCTCGACAATACCAGGCACAAATTCTCAGCAGAGTCTTAACGCGAAGTTCCCATCATCTACAATCAAGCAATTCAATTTCGCTCTAAAGAACTGTCTCAAGAAAGCGACTCCAGACGAAGAAGCGCTATTAAGGCAATGGACACTTGAGCTAGGGGGATAATATGGAAGACATCATCGAGTTAGATCAGACTACTAGGGATCTCAAAGAGATAAAGCCTAGTGTCAGTCTAATGAAAGCCTTATCTCCAGCGATAAAGCGTCCAACGTTTACCTATAGACTTCCAACAAATTCCAATACACGCAAGAGTGGGGAGGCTTGGTATCCAGCCGAATACGACTTTGTCGATATCGGCATGGCAGAAGATACTGATTCTTTTGTCTATCAAGCTAATTTCAAGAAGCTGGCTCTTGCCATTAAGGCTGGATGGGTGTTTGTCTCGAGAAATCAAACATCACTAGACTACATCAAACGTCGTATTGCAGAATTAGAGATTGCCCAAGGACAAAGCTTCTGGTCCCTCTTAGTCGAAGTCCTCAGCAACCTGCTTCGATACCACAACTGCTTCTTGATTAAAGCTAGAGATGTCTCCACTTCTAGCGGCAAGGTCAGAGATGTAGATGGCTTCAAATTGAAGCCAATAGCGGGCTATTTTGTTGCCAGCCCAGAGACAATGTTGTTCCAGATTGGGAAGG